GCTCACAAGAGCATCATCGCAAACGCATGGAGATCTCCCCGCCTCGCTCAAGCAGCGATGCCCGGGCTCCCTATAATCAAGCCATGATCGAGATCTCCTTCATCATCAAGGGCAACCACAAAGACCCGGCCGGCAACCCCTTCCCGAAACTAAAAATGACCGGCAAGCAACACTGGACTGCGAAGGCGCGGGAATATGTGAAGTGGAAGGAGCACGTCGTCGCAGCACTCATCGACGAGATCTCTCGCATCAACAAACGCGCCGCTCAAGACGCAGCTCGAAACTACGCAGCGCTCAAGAAGCCGCTCGTCCTCGGCAACCGATACGCCGAAATGCACATCCGCATCAAATGGAAAAACGGAGCACACGGAGATCCGGAGAACATCTTCGGCTCTATCGCGGACGCACTTTTTTACAACGACAAAAATCTATACGGATCATTCCTACCGGCAGAAGAAGGGGAGATCGATAGCGTGGGTGCGGCGGTTGCTGTTATAATCAAAGTCAGCGAAACGTCCTAGTCCGACGACGCACCATTACAAACCATAAGCGAACAACGCACATGGAAACACTCGACAAAGATCTCGCGGAATACGCGGGACGATACATCAAAGAGCTCAAGGATGAAGCTCTGCGAAACCTTATCAATGCATCCTTCAGAGAGTCGCTGATCCCAAGCATCCGGGAGCGACAGGAGAAGAATCGCGAACTCATCCTCACTCACCGCGGCCGGATCACCGAGCTCGAGGAGGCAGGAAAGGAAGATCGCAAGATCGCCTACGAGAACAGCAAAACGATCCGCGGCATCGAGAAAACGATCACCGCGATCGAGGCATACATCACCCGCGACGATAAGCGTTGCGAGGACATGAAGGAATCAGCGGACTCAATGCGCGCCGACGCACAGAAGAACTTTGTGCAAATCGCCTTCATGCTAGAAAACCCAGCGAAACCACTCGAGCAGTTCAAGGAACTCCTCGATGCTATGGAGGCCGACGCTCGGGGACAGGAAGGCAAACTCAAAGCGGAAGCGGCCGGCAAGAAGCCGGAAGCGGAAGCCAAGAGCTAATGAACGAGGCGACCATACACCGCTGCACTCGAGCGGAATGTCGCGCTCCGATCTTTCTCGCAACTCTCAAACCCTCCGGAGACGTGATCGCGATCTGCTCCAACTCACAATGCAGCGCGATCCTCTACATGATCCCGGGCGGTGAGTTCATCGAACTGCTCGAGCGCCACCTTCCGAAAGAAGGAGAGCGGCGGACGTTGATCGTCTCCCTCGAATAACGCCATGAGCTACCGATTCCCAAAGTGTCAGATCCGATCACTCCTCAAACGGATCACAGATCTCAAAGGTCGAAAGTCGCATCAGGACTTCGAAGTCGAACGCGAACTCGCAGATCTCCTCTATCTCGCCCTCGAGGTGCCGTGGTGGAGGATCCCCTGCAAGATCCGCTTCCTCCTCGCGATACATAAAGCCGAGAGCATGCACAAAGAATGCTGCGGCATCAAATCCTCGCTATGAAAATCATCGAACGAAACATCGAGGAGCTGATCCCGGCCGACTATAATCCGCGCAAGAAATCCGATCACGTCAAGGCGAGCATCAAAGCATCGCTCGAGGAATACGGATGGCTCGCGCCGGTCGTGGTGAACACTCACACATGCGATCGCTGCGGATCCCGCAAAGACATCATCGTCGGCGGGCATCGTCGTCTCGAAGCAGCGAAGGAAAAAGAGGAGAAGATCGTCCCGACGATCGAAGTGAATCTCCACATCGAGGACGAGAAGCGAGCGAACCTCCGCCTCAACGCACAAGAAAAGTTCGACGAGAAGGGACTCGCCTCTCTCGTCTCCGAGCTACATCAGCTCGACGAAGGCAAAGCAGCAACACTCGGACTATCGACAAAGGAGCTCGCAGATCTCCTCTACAAAGCGAAATATCTCAAGAACAACGCGAGCGGAATCCTCGCGGAAAAGTTCCTCATCCCGCCCTTCTCCGTGCTCGACTCAAAGCAGGGCGAATGGCAAAACCGAAAGAAACAATGGCTCGATCTACTCGGCGACTCGAGCGAGACACGCACCGGCACTCTCGCGAAAGGAGAGCGCAACATCCTCATGATGTTCGGCAACGGAGTCAGCTCGTTCGATCCTGTGATCTGCGAGGTGCTCTACTCGTGGTTCATGCCCGAAGGAGCGAAGAAGATCCTCGACCCCTTCGCCGGCGGCATACCGCGCGGAGGCGTTGCAGCAACTCTCGGCTACGAATACACCGGCATCGAGATCCGCCCGGAGCAAGTCGAAGTCAACGAGAAGAAGATCTCAACACTCGAGACAACCGGAAAGGCGCGCTACATCACATCCGACGCAAAGGATCTCGCAAAGGTGATCCCGGAGGATGATCTCTACGACATGATCTTCACCTGTCCTCCCTACTACGATCTCGAGATCTACTCGGAGGGCGAGAAGGATCTCTCCGCAAAGCAGAGCTATCAAGAGTTCATGCGCGACTACTCGGAGATCTTCAAGCAGGCAGCATCGCGCCTCAAACAAAATCGATTCGCGATCCTCGTCCTCGGAGACGTGCGCGACGATCGAGGGATCTATCGCAACTTCCTCCGCGACAACATCACGATGATGGAACAGCTCGGCTTCCACCTCTACAACGAGCTGATCTATCTCCAAATGCTCGCGACCGCACCTCACCGAGCGGAAAGGAATATGCGAAAGCGCAAGGTCGTCAAGACGCATCAAAACATCTACACGTTCTATCAGGGCGATCCGAACCTACTCCGCAACCCGCAGCTCCTCGAGACGCACACAAAGGTTCTCACCTTCCTCAAGGGAGATCCGGAAACGATCCCGACCTCATTCCAAAATCCCCCGCCGATCAAGCGAGACGTTTTCGATTCGCTCGCAGCAGCACCGGCGGAAGGAGACATCGAAGAAGATCGAAGCTAGCAAACTATGGCCGCATTCAACGACGAGACAAGGCAATACCACATCGAGCGCGTCAAGGAAGTGCTCGTCCTAAAACCGACCGCATCGGCCGAGTCCGTTGTTCGTGCGCTCGAAGGATCCACCGATCCACTCAAGCTCGATCGCGCCTACGCGCGCAAGCTCATGAAGAAGATCCGCGAGGAACGACACCACCGCTTCAACCGGGAGATCGTTCAGGTTCGACTCGCAGAGATCCAAGACAAGACGCAACTCGTCGGAGAGCAAATGTGGAAGATCTTCCTCGACCCTAAAGCAGACGACAAGGCGCGCGTTCAGGCCGGCAAAGCGATCATCGAGAACGAGCACAAGTTCCTCGAGGCGCAAATGAACGCCGGCATCTTCGACCGCAAGCTCGGAACGCTCGCCGTCGATCACGATCATATACACGCGCACGTCGTCTCTCTCGCTCCGGAAATGAAAGAACCGATCCTCCGGGCGCTCGCAAACTATGGACTCATCAGAAACGCAAAATACAAACTCACCCCTGCTCCTACTCCCGCCGCCGAAAGCACTCACGGAGGAGGAACTACTGGATAGAGAACTCGAGAAGGCGATCGACTCGCCGGAGCTCCGAGCCGAGATGCGGAAAACGCTGACCGGCTTCATGCTGCTCTACCTCGCGCACTACATCACACTCCCTCCGGCCGACTTTCACCCGGAGTTCATTCAGCTCGTCGAGGACTACTCAATCAAGTTTCTCTCGGTGATCGGCTTCCGAGGATCCGCAAAGAGCTCGATCGGAAACGTCAACGCTTCCCTTTTCTTTGCGCTCGAGCAACCGGAGCGCTACCCCTTCATCGTGATCGTGGCCGAGACACGCTCGCAAGTGATCGACATCATCTCCGACCTCCGACGCGAGCTCGAGGATAACCAAATGCTGATCAACGACTACGGAGATCAGAGCAAGGGACTCTCGAAGCAAAAGGACTGGACGAAAACATCACTCCTCCTCGCGAACGGCGTGAGGATCCTCGGACTCTCTCGAGGGCAGCGCATCCGCGGACGCAGACATCGACAGCACCGCCCGAGCATCGTCCTCATCGACGACCCGGAGGAAATGCAGAAGGTCGACAAAAAGGAATACCGCGACAAAACGGAGAAGTGGATCCGCGGCGAAGTGATCCCGGCGATCGAAGAAATGCATGCGCGCCTCCTCGTCTACGGCAACATCCTCCACACCGACGCGATCATGATGCGCCTCAAGAACGATCCCCTTTTCATACACCGCGACTACTCGCTATTCAGCGACGGCCGCGACACATGGGAGAGCTGCACATGGAAGGCGAAATATCCGAATCAAGCAGCGCTCGATCGACAGAAGGCGAAGGTGCGCTATACGGCATGGATGCGCGAATACCTCCTCAAAGTTGTGCCGCCGGACGGCCAAGAGATCAAAGAAGAATGGATCCAATACTACGACGATCTCCCGAAGCGATACGAGCAACGCGACATCAAGAGCGGCGCTATCACACTCGAGCTCAACCCGATCCAAAAGACCGGAGTCGGCGAGGACTTGGCGATCTCGAAAAAGCAGACGGCCGACTACACAACCATGGTCGGAGGCGCACTCGCAGAAGGCATCATCATCGAAGGAGATCAAGCACGGCTCGACGGCAACCCGGCGATCTACATCCTTCCGAATCCGGTGAACGAGCGCCTCTCTCTACACGAAACACTCGGACGCATGCGTCAAGTGCGCGACAGCATGGCCGACACGATCGGGATCCCGATCTTCTTCATGGAGGACGTTGCCTATCAACGCGCAGCGATCGAAGAAGCACAGCGCGCCGGCTTCGTCGCCGTGCCTGTTCGCGTTGGAACCGATAAGAGATCCCGACTCCGCGCCGCGGCGATCTTCGTTCAAAACGGCACAGTCAAGTTCCCACGCAAAGGCGCAGAGGATCTCATCGCGCAGCTCACCGGCTTCGGCATCGAGGAACACGACGACCTCGCCGACGCATTCGTGAATCTCGTCCTCGGCCTACGATCAGGCGGCTTCGAGAAGCCCGAGGTGATCGTCCTCAACTAGCTATGGAAAATCTACCGATCGAAATCAAACGGCTCCTCGAGATCATCCGCAAAGTGAACTACGGAGAGATCCGCGTCATCATCCAAGCCGGCAAACCGGTGAGAATCGAAGCCGGCATCCGACAAATAAAACTCGACACCCCGGAGGACTTCAAGACCGGACTCGAGTCGATCGAT